AGCCAAGGATAAACGTCGAATACGTTGTTAACAGTTCCAGTAGCCTGACTAGAAGTGTTGTACTTGACTTCCATTTCTCCGAGCTTGACGGATTCGTATAGCCCCGTATCGCCGGTAGTCCCTGTAATCGAGTCCGTGTCATTAGCCAGTGCGTTGGCTAACTCATAGGTAGCGTATTTAATGTCGTTGGGAATCGCAGAGCAAGCAAGCTCAACACGATCCACGTGATAGTTGTTGCGAGGCCAGCTCAATGCTTGGTCTGCATCGCAACGATCACCGTAAAAATTCAACGTGTCGATCCAGCGCGTAGCTGAGATCAATGCACGGTTTTTGTTGTCGTCAGACTTGTTGTCCCACTGCGTGCTGCTTGGGACGGTTTCAAAATACGCATTGGCTTCTGCCAACGTCACGTAGCTGTTGGC